CGCGGCCCCTCAACGTGTGTAGTTAAACCACGTTGCCACTGTGTATTCTACGCACAGGAAACCCGCACAGAAAATCTACGTGCGGGGTCACCGCTCGACGTTCGTCGAACGGTGGCTCGCGTCTTACGACGCACGGCTAGCGGCACCGAGGAATTTGCACCCCTCAGCACTGCTAGGTATTCCAAGTATGTTCGCAGATATCCTTTCGCGGGCAGTTCCGAGTCCGGGACGGAGGTAGAAATCACCTCTTTCCAGGCCCAGCGCTGTTCGCTTGGGATATACATACTATGGACACAGCTCATGAAAACGTCCTCCGGCACAGTGAAAGCAGTGTCGGGAGGATACTGCACTTGCCTCTTCGATTCATCCGGCCTGTAGAAACGAAACTTTTCAGGCACGGACGAGCGAAGGAGCGAACAGACGCCAAAAGCGCCAAAGTGCAGCTTGAGCTGGTTGTGGAGGGAGTACACCCGACGAACATCATCGAGCGGATCCTCCAAATACACAGGCCTGACGGCCTGCCCGCTGTACCAATCTGCGCCACACGACTCCCTGAACGGTCCGAAAAAGAAGGACTTATCCAGGTTCAAGGCGAACCCACACGCACGCAAAACTTCTGCGACGTATAAGGCGACGCCCTGCCTCACGATGATGTCATCCCCATAAACAGCATGATCATGGGGGTAGCCACACACCGTCTCCACGGCCCTTACCAGGGCCGCGAAAATGAGGGTCTCCAGTGGAAAGCAGAATCCGTTACCCATACTGGCGAACTTATGATACTGAAACTTTCGCCCTTTGTACATATAGTATGGGGACCTTATCTGGCTCAGAAAATCGAACCAGCCGAACGGGAGCAAATTCTTTACGAGGCCAGTGGCCTCGCTATCGCTCGCCGATCGTAGATCCATGGTGCAGTAACCCTCGCGGGTAGCTGCTTCCGACAACCGCATTCTGGCCTCCAGCAACCAATCGGGATTACGAGCAACATGGCTCGTGTCCTCGACGAGGTCACAGAGAAAACGCCTATCAGCGGGAAGGAGTTGCTTATAACCTGAAAGACCAAGACTGCCCATAAGCGCCATGACCCGATTAGGGGTCTGGTTGCGTAGGTCATATCCGTGCCTTCTGAGGCATTCGCGCATCCATTCGTCGGTCCCCTTTTGGAGGAAACCATTTAGTAACGGCTCAACGGCGACACTACGGAATATCAGTGCCGTCTTGGGTACAAAGCTAATTAAGTTATGGTCTACCACCTCCATGCGCAAGATCACCTGAGCGAGAAATTCCTCGGGGTCAAGTGACCAGGATTCACTTCGTTCGCCGTCCAAGCTTACGCCCAAACGGTTAATAGAAAGCTGGTCCCCCCGCGAAAGCGGGGTTAGTAGCTCGCGGATATGTTGATTCGTCCGCAAAGCACCAAGCGCATAGGGTATCGCCGTCCCGGTGACTGTCCACGTCTCGGCTAGCAGTTTCCTGCCCAGATTCGTAGCATCACCATGGATTCCGTGTGCGGCGCCGCCTGTAAAGTCACACCGTTCGTAAATCTCTTTGAGTGGAGGGCTTTCGCCGATCACCCTAAGGATAAACCCCCTTGCAACACTTAAAATCTCGTTGTAAGGAGCAAGACGCCTGGAATAGGGCGCCCCGAAACTCAAGTTGATACGTTCCATCCGTCGCTCAATCGCGACGAACTTGTTCCACGCGGCAAGCTCGGGATCAACTCCGGTCTGCTCTGTG